ATGATGCATGATGCCGCTTCAATTTCCCATGATTTACCCGATTGCACATTTCCCAATATTCCAATTTCTTGAATTTCGGGATCAACCAAGGCCCGCAATGGTTCCGCCAACCATGGTGAATTGGTAATTCGGAATGGACCGGATTGCGGGGAATATGGAATGGATTTCACATTGTGTTCCAAAAAATCCACCGGGTCCCGGTGCGGGTCCGGGGCCAACATGTCGCGTAATGTTTTTTCAAATTGTTCAATCATTGGATGCACCCATTTCATCCGAATCAAAATCATTTAAATTATCCGCCGGTGCCGATGTCGCAATTTGTTCCGTTATTGCATCAATGACATCATTTGCCGCTTGCGACCATTTGGCCAATAGCTTGTTAACTTTGTCATCAATTACCTTTAACGCGGTACCCGGCGAATCGGGATTTGCAAGGGGTGCCAATTCCATTCCCATAACCAATAAATCGGATTTAATTTCCATTAATATTTTTCCAAATCTTTCCAACGCATGGATTGTTTTAATTAATTCCCTTGAATCCAATTTGCGGGCCAAGGCCTCGCGTTCAACCACCACCAATGTTTTTAAAATGTGTTGGTATGTTTGGTAAAGCTTGGATTCCTCCGGCAAACCGGTATCGCGGGCCACAATGTACCGTTGTCGGGCGGCCTCTTTTAATTCGCGGTGCCGTTCAACCGTTTGTTCAAAATCATTATCCGCGGTGATCGCACCGGGCGGTAATACAATGTTTGACGGTTCAACCCGGCGGCCTTGCCTTCCCCTCAATATCCGGGCATCCCGCCATGCGGTGGCATCCTCAATGGATGTTAATGGCATGCCTTCCCGGATTAACGCCGATGCCCGCGATGGGGTGAACCCAAAATGGTCCGCAATCTGTTTGGTGGTAATTGGCATGTTTTTGTCGTTTTTTGTATTTTGGCGGTTAACGGTTTTTACGGTTTTGAATTTTGTTAAAACCCGGTTATTTGGCCTTTATTTTTAGGGGTGTTGATATTTATACACAAAATGTGGCATTATACCCCTTAAATCGTTTCCGTTTATTGATAGGATTTTAACGAATGTCGCACCACATGGAAAATTAAGGCCCTTTTTCAATAGATTTCTTACCGGGGGTGGGGTGGGTTTAAGGCCCATAAACATCGAATTTCTCATTTGCGGGTGGATTTTTTGCCGGCCGGTGGGCGTTCGGCCTTGTTAATGTTAACTAACAATTGTCTTACGCGATATATGTTAACGGTCCTTTCCGTTTCCATAAATTTGGATGGTTCCAATCCCAACCGGCGTAACAATGTCCGGCACCGGTGAGAGATCGCGGCCCGCGACAACCCATATTGTTTTCCTAATTGTGTCATGTTGGGTGGGTCCCCTTCCCCCATAACTAATCGGATTATATCACCGCGTAACCGGGCGTTGACATCCGTTGAATTGTCCAACCCTTCCAAAAGGAAATGTATGGTGGCCCGCCATCGCACCGCAATCAATTGCATGTGCATGTCGTTGGCGTTTGGTGGTGGTGTGTCCATGTTTGCAACCACATCATTTGTAACCACATCCTTATCCGTTTTTAATATCCGTTGCAACCATTGTGGACCGGCACCGTTTTCACCATGTGTGTGCATGTTGATTGGTGTATCATCCATAACACCGCGGGCCAACGCGGAATCGGAATCACTAATGTTTGATGGGTTGAATGCACCGGATGCAATAAGCTTACGGCGTTCATCATCCGTTAAATTTTTCCACCATCGGCGGTATTCAATGTTTAATTTGTTGGCCACTCATTCGCATCATTAACATTTTTATTCACATTGCAACGCATCGATGTATTTGGGTTACAATGGTTTGTCCAACAACCGGTTTCATCATCATATTTTAACAACCCATGTTTAATTAATTTGGCAATGAATGAATCGGGTTTACGGTGATCATGTGGTGAAAGGAAACCCAATATGCGTTCCCGCATTTCAGCTTTGGACATTTGGACCGGGAATGATTTGAATTGGTTAATCAATTTTTCCCGGCGATCCATTGCGGACCGTACGGATTGTTTGTTTCCGGATTGGGACCGTTTCAACATGTAATCCCGGTTTGATTCCCATTTTTCCTTTAACTTCAATTTTTGTTTAATCGATTTTACCGGCCCTAATTTTTTATATTTACGCGGCATTGGTTTGTTTTTTCGTTGTGGTTAAATTGCGGGTGTATTTTGAAACACAATCATTACGGCCCAACCGTTAGGGTTGGGTGTAGTAATGTATTGTGTGTGTTGTATTTCCATGTCTAAAAGACATGGATACAACACTATGTACCGTCATAAGCATCGTCATAAGTAGAATCATCGAAACGGCCATTTTTTCGTTTTTGCGGTGGGGGTGGGGTGGGGATTGGGGTGGTTGTATCAACCGTACGCCAAACCCCCATTGCCGGGCTTGCGGGACCCCTTTACGGTGGCATTGGCATTATCGGATGCCGATTCCATTTCCGGGCGTTGGCATTGTTCCCATTTGATAACCCCGCGTATTGGGGAATGCCGAATGTATATTTCCCCGGATGGGGTGCCATATTCATTTAACATACCGGCCCGGTTACGGCGTTTGGTTAACCCAAATTTGAATACCGGGGCATCGCCGGGGCATCGCACCAAATAGGATGATTCGCGGAAAAAATTAGCAAGCTCACTTGAACCAATATATTGATATGCCGCATCCTGTACGGTTTGGCCATCCTTGTCCGCTTTGGATTTTGGTTTGCCGGTGTGGTGTACGCATATCAACACAACGCCGGTTTCGTTTAATATGGGTTGGATTATCCCGCGTAGGAAATGGGATGTTTCTTGTTGGTCGGATATATCGATTCCCGCAAATGCCAACAATGGATCGATGTAAACGATTGCCGGTTTGTGTTGGGCGATTAATTGTTTCAGTAGCCGGCCAAATATTTCCCCGGTGGCCACCGCTTCCCGGTATATCACCATGTTGTTTTTCAAATCATCCTTTTCAAATTCGGACAGATTTAAACCCGCACAACAATCTTGATAGGATTCGCTACAATCACCCCGGTCGTTTTCCGCTTGTATCATCAATGTCTTTAATGGGCGGATTGGCTTGATGCCAAAAAAATTACGGCCAAGGCACCATGTGATGGCGGCCATCATGGCCAAAGCTGATTTACCGGAACCCGCTTGCCCACTAAATAACATTGAACCGCCGCGGCATAACCAACGGTTTCCCAATATGTTGTCGGGATCGTTGTTCCGGTCGAATGACATTAAATCTTCTAACGGCATCAATTGTGGTCCGGTGGATTTGCGGTCATTGTGGATTGTCTCAATGGCCATCAACCCCATGGCCGCAACCGAATCGGGATGGGCCGATGGGTCCGATGCGATGGATTCCATTTGTTTGGCCACCGCGGATATCCGGCGTAACTTGGATGTGCGTTTGATTGATTCCGCCCAATGTGGATTCAACATGGTGAACCCGGTGCCGGAAACAATTTCATTTACATAATACAATTCAACGGCGGAACCATTGGATTTCAATTGTTGGCCAACGGTGATTTCATCCGGTACCACCCCGCTGGTGGTTAACGCGTAAATGGCCCCGGCAATGTCTTGATGTTTTGGTTCATAGAAATCGGACGGCAACAATGGATCGGGTAACCCGCCGCCATCGCGGATGATTGTACCCAATAGGAATCTTTCCGCGTCCAATGCGGATGGTAATTCGGACATGGCTGATATTAGTTATTGAGGAAACGGTAAATCGCCGGGCCAAAGCTGGACAAGGCAATGTTATATCCGATGGCCAAGGCCAATATGATGATAATGTGTGTTATGGTTTTCATGGTTTTTGATTAGGAAATTTTTAAAGCTTTAAATATGATCGCATGGTGGGCATCGGACATCCCATCCAATTCCAACCCGGCCTTGATGAACATGTGATGTACCCGGCGGCGTTGGACAAACGATGCATCGCGTAAATAATGTTTATATTCAAGATTCCAATAA